GTTCCAATCCATCCGATCCAGTCCTCCATAAACCTCTTTTGTTTGAGTTTTGCCTTGCAAATTTTGCTGCAAGTTTGAGAATAAATTCTGCGTGACTGTGTGCGAGCTTGCCTCTTTCGCAAGCAATATCACGCTCCACAATAGAATCGGACCTTTTAAGCCAATTTTCAAGGGCATCTTTTGTATGTTGGGGTGCGGTTTCTTTTAAAATATGTGTAACTGAGTGATATACGTTGTTCTTTTCGTCACGGTAGACTCTGTACGGTCCACTATTATCTTGAATTAGAGTCCACTTTCGTAGAGAAGCTAGTGCGTTTTGTTTGTCTAGCGTACCCATAAGTGGTTGGTAAATACACGTTCCCATAATTAATATACAGCAAAATAAAAAAGAGTCAATGGTTATCGGGGCTTACACATACCTAAACACCTACCGAAAAAAGTATGATGCCCGAATAGTTTGACTCTATGAATGGGGATTATTCTTCTTCTTTAAAGGGATTACCACCTTTAAGAAGTCGCTCTAGATCAAACTCTTTTTCTGCTTCCCATGCGTCTTCTACAGCTTTAGCCATAGCTTTTTTCTTAGGAGCAGCTTGCACAGTATATTTTGTGTCTGTGCCTTGACCTTCACGAGATAAGTAAAAGTCACAGTCAGTCATGGAGTCTGCGTAATCTTCTAATTGGCTGATTACATCAAACTGTTGAGTGATTGTTTTCTGAGTCCATGCAAAGACTTGTACGCGTTCCAGGTCATAATTATATACGGGAACTGCGTGGGCTATCCTGCAAGCCTCCATTGCTTTACCATCTCTGGAAAGTGATCTTACAAAATCGTCACCTAATTTCTCAGTTATGTCCTCTGGGGTAGGCTCCTCTGCGAAACGGAATGGCTTACGCTTTTCTGGGTCATTAACATGATTACCCCATAGTTCGAAGAACATGAAAGGCTCTTCAGCTAATAAAGTAAAGCGAACTTTTTGACCACTTTTAATACCTGAAGGATTAAGATAGTCGTCTTTTGTGCTACTTGAAGATGCAGCATCTTCTCTAGCAAGTGTTGAAATGAAAGGCATAATGCGTGTTGGCTATGAAAGCCTGAGTTGCATTATTATTGTAGTACATAGACAAATCAATGTCAATGCTATATAATAGAAAAACCCTAAAGGGTGGAGTTCCTTCAGGGTTTCAACATATAGTCTACAGTAGGTATTGTAACACATGAGTAACATAAATTTCATTCCTGAAATGCCATTGACATGGTTAACTTGTCCAGTATATGCCGAGGGTGTTTTATTACCAAAGAGAGATAAGTCACTACCAGATACATATTCTGATGGAAAAGTACCATACGGAAAAGCATGGAGATTAAAACTTAATGTAAATGATTCTGCGTTGATGATTGAAAAACAACCAGAAACATATAAAGCAATAGGAGTGTTTACTGGACCTAGATCAGACGGTCTTGTAATTTTTGATGTTGATAAAAATTTAGGTGCTATTGAAAAGAAATGGGGTAAAGACCTAAAAAAAGCACCAAAAGTTACCTCACTTAAAAAGAACGCTGCAAAGTTTTTATTTAAAGTTCCTCAAGAGATATGGTCTGAAATAGAATCTATCAGCCATACTGCTGCTGGACACGAAGGTTGGGAAGTATTGTGGGGTGGACAGGGTGTTGTAGGTGGCGAATATTACAAAGAGGGTATTGGTAAGGGTAAGTATAAATTAGAGGGCGATTTATTTAGCGTACCAGAAGCACCAGAATGGCTGCTGTCTCGTATGAAAGACCAGTATAAAAAGAAACACCAAGACGTTGACGTTAAATATGTTGATAATAGGTGGAGTAAGCGAACCAAGGAAGAAAGAATAGCTATTGTTAGTGGTTGTTTGAGTGTCATTAAATATACAGGACCAAATAGTGAGCGATATTGGTGGGAGATAGGGGCAATGATAAATAATGAGTTGCCAGGGGAAGAGGGTCTTAATTTATGGAGAGAGTGGAGTAAGCGTGATCCTGACTATGAACATTGTTGGGATAGTGATTCAGACCCATGTGCTGCTAGATGGTATGCAACTTGGAGAAATAATGGGGCGCAGTACAATATGTCTCATTTGATAAAACTTGCAGATGAAGTTGATCCTGATAGAAAAAGATTTAAAGAAGTTGGGTTAGATAAGTTAATCGAAGATGTAGAGGCTATTCCACTTAGATACAAAGAAGAGGTACTAGATGGTGAGGATCTTATTCAGCGATATATGGACATTGATAATGATCCTAAGAATGAGAACCCTGCACTACATAACCAAGCGGTCCATAAATTAGCTATTGAAGCCAAGCGTGGTAATGCTGCTGAAATTGAAAGGCTGGTTGATACCCACGAAATGTTCAATAGGACTAAAGGGCAGAAGCCTTTGGCTATTGATGAGTTAGACGATACGCCGTTTGAATACTTGATTCCAGGATTGCTACCTAAACCTTGGACATTGTTAATTCATGCAGACGGTGGTACTGGTAAAACTGCTATGTGTCAGACAATAGCCAAGCATATTGGACATGGCAAAGCATTTAATGTTTATGGTGCTTTGGTAAACGTACCATCTGGCAAAGTTCTTTGGTTGAATGGAGATCAGAACGAGAGAATATTGCGTAGGCAAATGAAACTTATTGGCTGTGATAAGAATGTTCGAGTAGTTACTGAGTGGGATATGCAATGGTATAGCAGATTCAAAAAGATGCAAAACAAGTACGCATACGATCTTGTAATTATTGATAGTTTAGATGGTTGTAATGACAGCAACCCATACGAAGAAAACAGGAGAGAGTATGCGTTACCTATAAAGAAACTTGTCAGACGAAATGGGCAGGACTTCCCTGCTTGTTCGATAGTTATTATTCATCACAATACGAAAGAAGGTAAATTTAGAGGTACTTCAGCTATTAAAAACGCAGTAGATGAAACATGGAATATGAAGAAGCTATCAATGAATGATGCTGCTGAAATGGGTCTTACAGCAAATAGCAGATTAGTAAGCGTTGAGAAGTCCAGAGAGGACCGTGAAGGCTTACGCATGATATTTACTCTGCTTCCTGATTACAGCTACTCTATAAGCCCTGCACCTGAACGCACAGAAGAAGTCAGGCTGGACACTCCAAATAGACATACTCTTGATATATTGCAGCTTATGAGAAATGAGCCGAAACCTTGGTGTGTTAAAGATTTAGTAGATCACGATACTGTTGGCGGTGTTCATAGAAAACGTGCCATAGTGTATAGTTTGAACAAGTTAGAGGACCAGAAGTTGATAGAAGAAGTTGACGTACCAAAAACTAAAAGTAAGGGGGGTAGACCTTCTAAATTTTATAAGGCCGTTGGTAAGGAATTACCCAGATCTTTTACTTCCCTCACGCGTGATATACCCGATAATAGTGTGTATAAACCTAATAACGTAGATACTGGAACGGATTTGAACAACAATGAGTTTGGTATAAACCCTAATTTTGTAAAAACCTCTGAAGAAGATGGAGGTTTATACAATGAAGAGGTTAATACAAAACCGATTGTTATTGAAAACCCTTCCAATGGAACGGAAGAGGGTTTATACACCGATTCCTCTGGGTATATAGAGGAAAATCAAAAATTTTGGGAGAATTAATCCTTGAACAACAAAACAATTAATGTCACTATTTACCAAGAGAAATTTCCTGCTGATGATAGTCCGTTAGCCACCGTGAGATATACAGAATATGACCACACAAGAAAAAAAGTTGAAAAAGTAAATCAAGTTGAATATTTTGATAAAGAGTATTTTCATAGTCAAGTTCTAGAGGCAGTTAGCTGTGGGCTTGATGTTTCAATATGCACACAACTTAGTGTTAAAACTTTACAAAAGAAGCTCGACCTCTGGACAAGGTAGTACTACACTACTACAATATTAAAACTAACCTATCCATATATGGAATTTAAAGAAGAGGAAGTAGTAACTAAAAAATCTACTATTGATGTTCAATCAGGCGAAGTGCATAAAGTGATTGAAAAGGACAATACTGTGAGTGTTGTATTTCAAGAAGAGAAAAATGATGTACTTATTAAATGTGTTTTAAATCTTACTAGAGATCAGCTTGCACATATTAATAGAGAACATAATATAAAACCTTTAGCTAAAGAACAATTACAGGCAATACACGCAAAAAATGATGCAGCAGAAATAAAAGAAGCTGCGTTAGTTCCTGCTGATCCTGTAGTAGAGATTACAATTCCAGCTAAACTAAATGCACCTGTAAAACACTTACCAACAGAGAGCTATCCTCCTTTAAATTGGAAAGATAAAACCCCAGAAAGAGAAGCTAAAATATATCGTTCCAAAATAGATCCTGATAAAATAACTTATCTTTTAAACTATATATTTAGATGGCATAAGAAGAATAAATACCATAGAGCGAAAAAAGATAAAAACCATAATTTAGCTCATTTCTTAAAAACATACCTACCAAATAATAATGGTATGGATTTTCAGACTGCTAGACGTATTTATCTTGCACAAACTTACAAAGAGATAACTGAAGCATACAGGCCACAATGGGTCTCATTAGTCCAAGAGTTAGACCGTAACGGTTATCATAACGAAGTTCCTGATTACATACGAAAGCATTACAACAGTTGACAAATGTGCTACAGTAGTAGAGCACATATTTAAGGTTCTTCCATGACCTCAACAATTACTAAACAAGAGTATTCTGTTTACTACGGAATATCAGAATTAAAAAGATTGCAGACAGCACATAGTCTTGCATTTGATACAGAAACATTACAACTACAACCAGAAGAAGGTAAGCTCCGACTAATTCAGTTGGGGTGTTTTTCTTCTCGAACCATAGTTGTTATAGATTGCTTTGAACTAGAACTTGGTGATTGGAACTATTTAGAAGAGTTCTTTAGCAATAAGAATAGATACTGGCTGGCACATAACGCAGTATTTGATATTGGCTGGTTGCAAGCACACGACATACATCTCAATGGTTTCGTTAGATGTAGCATGATAGCCAGCAGACTTTTAACTAATGGAATACCACAAACGAAGCATGGTCTTGATGCACTAGCTAAGAGACAGCTAAATATGGATATATCCAAAGAACAGCAGAAGTCTAATTGGGGTGCTGAAACATTATCTAAAGAACAGCTAATATATGCTGCGAAAGATATAGAAGTTTTACTAGAGTTAGATCAAGTGTTAGAACAAAAACTTAGAAACGCTCAATTACACAGAGCATACACCCTGGAGTGCAGAGCTTTACCAGCTATGGCCCAAATGTGGAGAGTTGGGCTACCTTGGAATAAAAAAGAGTTAGAACAATGTCGAATTGATTATGAAGATGACATTAAAGAACTTGGTAATGAATTTATCAGAGAACTTGATAATGACTTACCACTTGGAAAAAAGCTGCCTAGAAATGAAGATGGCTCGTTTAATCTTCGTGCGAAAGACCAAGGTTCAATCAGACTAGGCACTAAGAAGTATGCAGGATTCAACATTAAAAGTTCTAAACAATTATTAGAGAAACTTGAGTTAGTCCTTGGTTATACACCAGTAAACAATGATGGTAAACCTAGTGTTGCGAAAGATGCTTTGAAGAATTGTGCTGCTGATTCTCCTACGATCCAAACACTTATGACTTGGAAACGTAGAGAAAAGCGTAGACAGATGATAGAAAGCATACAAGATAAGATGTCAGATGATGGATTTGTTAGAGCATCATATATGCAACTTGGGGCAGACACAGGCAGAATGTCTAGTATCAAGCCTAATAACCAGCAGATACCAAGAGATTCAGAGTTCAGACAATGCGTACAAGCTCCCCAGGGTTGGAAGATAGTTGACGCTGACTTTTCGCAGATGGAGTTACGTCTTGCTGCTGCATTAGCGAAAGACAAGAACATGACTGCTGCATTTCAACGTGGCGAAGATTTGCATGACTATACGGCTTCACAAATGGGTTGCGATAGACAGATCGCTAAGTCAGCTAATTTTGGTTTGCTGTATGGTGCTGGTGCTGAAGGACTACGAAAGTATGCTGGAAGTAGTGGTGTAATTATGTCTCCAGATGAAGCTGTAGAAATTCGTGATAACTGGCTAAATACATATAGTGGTATTCGAGATTGGCAGAAGGAAATGAACTATCTTTCACGATCCACGGAAGATGATGAATGGCCTGAGACTAGAGTTCCAGTATCTAATATGCGTAGATTCTTGAAAGGCGATCTTAATAGAACTACTGTTAGATGTAATACACCTATCCAGGGTGCT